GTCAAACTTAGATGGAGATTCACGATGATACGGCATCAGGATATTATCGACCCTCCTATCACCATAGGAGAACTCAAACAGATAGCAGGAACGATTTGGACCGACGATACCAAAACGACGATCGAGCCTGACCTGGAGGATGGCATCGTCCAATGGCGGTTGCGGGGTAGTTCTGGCGACGTTGTTACAAAGAGCAGCGCTGATGGCGCCATAACGATCAATGGCGCTGACGGAACCATCGTCATAACCGTGGTGGAGGATGATACTACAGGTCTATCCCCTGGAGAATATACCCATATCGCAGAATTTATTATTGGAGGGCATAAACGGGGGCTGTTCAAAGGCATCGCGATTCTTGAGGAGGCTTAGAGGGAAACCATGAGCGAAATAACGGTTCTCACGCGGGATAATCCCGACATCAATATGGATGAACAGTCTTCACCATTCATCCAAGTGATTGCCACAAATCCAGACGGCACACCGATGGACCTAACAGGTTCCGTAGTGACGTGGGTAGCAAGTCTCAACGGCGTTCAGCAAATCAAAAAAGATACCCTTACTATGCAGGCAATGTTGGACACAGCGCCGTCAACGACGGTCGCCGATGCAGTAACGCTTCCGTCAAGTGTGCTCACAGTGGCCCAAGTCAGCGGCTTCTCGCCACGACCCAACGATGGCTGGCCGACGAAGGACTTTGCCGCAGGTGATATCGTCAACATCGTTGATGGCGAAATGATGGAAGTCAATACGATCGCTGATGTTGGTCCTGGCCTGACACTTACGATGGTCAATCCGTTAGCAAACGCCTACACTACATCAGCTACGGTGACGAAGATCATCACTATGTTCATGTTTGATCTTCTACCAGGCGACACGATCCTTCCTGCTACGAAGAGTTACGGAACGCCAATAATCTATCAGCACATGGCTCAGGCGGTTTATCCCGGCGTTATGAGTCCTGAAAATATACGGGCGATCGCGGCCACATTTGTCCCGATCAAGGGTAGGATGTTCATTAGTCCAATTCTTGATATGAGCTAATTAAATAAGTATAAATCACGAAAGAACGATACGGAGAGAGAGATAATGGCATTAGGCGAAGTTTATGTCGAAGACGAGCTTTGTATTGCTGATTTAGAACGCCTTGCCGTTACCGCACCCGCAATGGCCGCTGCCGGAGTAAATATCGTTCTTGAAGAAGCTGTGGCAAAGGCCGAGGAAGACGTGAAAGTTGACACCGGCGAGACGAAAGGTTCAATCGGGATGACGCCTGCAACTCCTTCAGAAGTATTCGACGCTGACGTTCACGCCGATGCGCCCTATGCTTCAGTCGTAGAGTGGAATACTGTGCCGCACCGGCCCCCATATCGAGCGTTGCTTGACTGGACTTCAAGACACCCAAGTAATATGGGCTTCACCAACGCGCAATTTGCGTACCTTATTGCTAACAAGATCGAACAAGAAGGAACGAAAGGTAAACCGTTTTTGGCATACCTAGCCGATGAATGGCTTCCTGAGCAACTTGAGATACAAATCACACTTGCATTTGAAGCGTGGGCGTTATTGTGACACTTAATTCTGCAGCATACGCATTGCAGGCGGCCATTTACGCTCGCGTTCATGAGGCGCTTCCCACGTGGGTTATCTCTGAGAAGCCTCAAAAGAACCAGAAGCCGCCGTACATCGAACTATTTGACGTTCAAATTATTTCGACGATCCCGACGAAGACTACGATAGTTGAGAAACTAAGGGTGACGATTAATGTTTTTGATGAAAGCGAAAATTCAGATACAGTTAAGGAGTGCATCGATGACATTAGAGCGGCGATAACCAGTACAGATATTGATCTGGGAGATGCAGGATTCTTTAACTACCTTCAAGTTCACGAACGAACTGATCCAAGCCGGCTTCAACGCGACAATAGAACGTGGAAAGGCACGACTTTGTTTCAGTTCAATATCAGGCAGGCGTGAAATCCGAACAAAAACCGTTTCCTAGAGGAAACAAAAAGGGGTGAAAGTAAATGGCAAACGAAATTCCCTTGGTCGGGACCGATGTGCTTCTACAACTTAATATAAACAGCACGTGGACAACGCTTTTCGGCCAAAGAGGAGTCACGTTGAACCTGAAAATGACCAGTATTACTGTTAATTGGAAAGGTTCAAACAGATGGACATACCGAATACCAGGCGACCGAGATTGGAGCATGGACTTCACCGGCATGCATTGGCTTCAGGAAGGCGGCGAACTTTGGGAAGCAACAGTTGACTTCATCAGAGGCGTCTTTATGGCGGACACACCGAACGGCCAAGAGGGTCGCGTGCAGGTCCAGATGCTATTCCCTGGCGGTTCTATAGCGCAGGGCTTTGGTTACATGGAAACTGCAACGATGGACTACCAAGTAGCAACAGAAGCTACCTTAAAAGGAACGTTCTCTGGCGACGGTCCACTTACATTCCCACCTGCAGCGGGCAGCTAGAGGTGTAGATCATGGCGACTTTAACGCCTACGTCTATAAACACACTAGGGACCAAGCAGACGTTAGCCGCCGCTACAGCGTGTGGAGATCGGTTCAGGCCTGCCTCATTTCCTGAATTTCTCAGGATTAAGAACGCGGGGGCAGGCGTGACGGTCACTATACCCACGCAACGCTCAGGTGGCGCTGCGCCAGTCAATTCAGTGCTTACTGGCAATGCAAGCTCGGGCCAAGCAGTGATTAACGTTACCGCAGGCAACAAGTTCCAGATCGGGAATCAATGCACGCTCGTTGACACTGCAGGACGCGAAACCGTCACAGTGCTATCAATCAACGCAAATGCAATCACGGTGGACACGAACTTAGTCAACAGCTATACCACAGCACGTTCAGCGACATTGTGGCTCGGCGGGGCAGATATCGTCACGCCTGTTGCCGGCGGCGCGGATGTAACCATTGCATTCGACAACTCAGCGCACACAAGCGACTTCATCGACGACGATGGCTACGTGCAACTTGTGTATAGTAGTGTCACGAGCGTAACGATTGGGCTATTCCAGTTGAAGGCGGCGACTTAAATGGCAGACCCTAAAATGTCATTCAAAGCAGACGAAGAGCTTGTAGAACCAAAACCGGATAAAGAAAAAGTAGAAGGGGGAATCATGGCGACGCCATCCGTATTGCCCGTAGTAACCTCATTGACGGCGATGAGAATCGCACAAGAGGCGTATGTCACAGGTTCCGGAACGGCAGTAGTGACCTATACACCTACCGGCACGAACAACTTCATCACGATTAAGAACGCCGGTGCGGATGTTACCGTTAGTGCGGTATGTAAAGTTCCATGCAGTATGCCATTGGCATGTGCCAATGCCGCAGGGGTTGACGACGCAGGGCTGCATAACTTCGTGATGAAAGTTACCAGCGCAGACGCCGAGAAGTCATTCGTTATTCCGTATCTGGATCACTACATTGATTCAGTTGTAGGATCGCCGACGTATGGCATGGTGACACTGAACTGCGACGCCAACATGCAGGGCCACGGTTTGTTAGGAATCTTCACGGTTCCATGAGGTAAAGTATGGTAGAACGAAAGGCAGGAATTGGAAACGATGGGCTTAGAAAGACCAAAGGAGGAGCCGTTAAAGGCGATGAATCCGAGGTTCACGACAAGCCCGTGAAAGGATCGAAAGGAGGACGCAATATGAACGGGGCAGGATCGGATTCGTCGGTCGAAGTAGTCTTTAAAAACGATGACATTCGGCGAATCGACTTTGTTATGGGAGCAATAGAAGCAATAGAGAATCACTATCCGGATAAGAATACAGGGAATCCTACGACGCCTATCTCGATGATCCTTAGATGGCAGAGAGGTGGCTTCGGAATGTCTTGGTCGCAACTCAAGGTATTTCTTTGGGCCGGTCTTCTGTGGGAAGACAGAGAGATCAAGCTTACAGACCTGGACACTATGATGGACTTAAAGCGTGTCAAGTATTATTCCGAGCAAGTAGATGAAGCCCTGAAACTCGCATTCGGTATTACTGACGAGGACATAGCTGCAGCTCAAAAGGCTATGGAAGAAGGTAATGCGGAAGCTGCACAAAAAAATGGAATCTCGATTGGGGAGATTTAAAGAAAGGCGCTTACGGGTTTCTTAAATTACGCCCACGAGAATTTTGGTGGGATTATGTGCTGGCAGAGTTAAACGAGATGTTGGCGGCTTATAGCTTCGCCGAAGAGCACTTTGCCGACGTTATCGCGTACGGCGTTAACTACGGCATGAGCGGTAAGAAGCCGGGAGTACGTAGGGCGCCTCGCGACAGAGCGTCAGACATCTCACATCTGCGAAAGATGATGCGCGGCGATGCGCCAGCCGAGCCTGTTCAGCTCACCCCTGAGGTAGTTGACACCGTTTTCGGAAGTGCGGCTAAGAATGCCGTGAGAATAAACGTCGAAGCGCCCTCCACGCTGCCTGATGAAGATGTAGCAGCCGATATAGCGTATCTACGAAAAGTATCTGACTTAGCGAAGAAAGCTTTGGGTAACTAAAATGGCTGGTGTAGCGCCGATTGTTGTCCACATTATAGGGGACACTTCTGAGTTATCAGGCTCGCTTGCGAGCGCAGCCGCACAGCTGGGGACATTCGGCTCCGCGATGACGGCGATGGGGGCAGGCCTCACCGCACTTGTTACAGTCCCTATCGTTGGTATTGCTGCCGCAGCGCTAGTCAGTGCAAACAACGTCCAGAAAGCATACGCTATCATCATTGCCGGAACTGGCGCTACCGGCTCTAAATTGCAGGGTTTAGAGTCTCAGTTCGATAACCTTGCATCGACAGTACCTAACTCTTTTACCGACACTGCAACCGTCCTAACGACGGTCAACAACAAACTCTCGCAGGGCGGCTACAATATCACTCAGATTTCTCAGGACATCCTTAATGTTTCGAGAATGACTGGTGAGAGTGCATCGTCCCTAGCTTCTGATTTTACTGCTTCTATCCAGCAATGGGGCATCAGTGCTTCGGCCACTGAAGGCTTCATGAGTGAAGTCTACAACACGGCCCAAGCTGCTCGCGTGCCGGTTACAAGCATCCTGACTGACCTTAATACTTATGGGCCAGTCATACAAGCATCAGGTCTGAGTTTGCAACAGGTCATCCCAATCATAGGTGAGATCGAAAGTAAGGGCGAAGACGTCACCAAAACATTTCAGGGGATCGCATACGGGTGGGCCAACGTTTCAAAGGCAATGGCCACCGGCAACGGAGCGGTTTTTGATGATGTAACTGCGTCGGCAAAAGCCGCAGGAATCCAGCTTACGAGCACCGGCTCCGATATGGAAGCGGTATTCTACGGCATAAAATCCGGCATGATTAGCGATGGCGATGAGTCATCAATATTTGGAGCGCGGTTTGCCGCTAACATCACTCAAATAATCAAAGAAGGAGGGATGACCGCTCAGCAATTTATAGATTTATCGCAAGGGTTAGGAATCAACCTTGCACAAACTGGGCAGGCATCAATCACGTTTGCTCAGTCACTCGACATAATGAAGAACGCCCTCGAGATCGCGTTGAACCCTCTTGGTGAGCAACTGATCGCGGCGTTCACGCAACTTTTCCCACTAATAAAAACTGGAATTGGACTTATTGGTGACATAACTGGTGCATTTGGTGCCTTACCGATGCCGGTTGCTGACGTTGTATTTGTTATAGCTGCCTTCGCTGCGGCTCTTGGACCGGCCATTATAATTGCAGGCACGTTTATCAACTCGCTCGAAGGGATCGCTAAGGGGCTTTCTGCAATAGGCAACCTCGCTGCCGGAGGGCTGAACCTCGCCAGTGGAATCCTAAGCACTGGCACTGCATCGACTACAGCGGCTTCAGCGGCAGGTGCGGCAGCTGCTTCCGCGGCTGAAACGGGAGCTGATGACGATCTTACAGCTGCAGCTGCGGCAGCCGCTACCGCCGTTGAAGGCCTTGGTATTGCTAATGCAGAAGCAGCTACCGCAGCTGCCGGTGCAAGTGCAGCTGTAATCGCAGAAGCTTCAGGCATAGAAGGTTTAACACCCGCAGCGGTCGCTGGCGCTGTAGGCCTTGATGGTCTGACATTAGGAGCCGCGTCTTTTGCAGATACTGCACCTGAAGCAGCTGCGGGTGCAACACTTTTATCCGCAGGAGAGGACGAGGTAGCTGCCAGCGCTGCTGTTGCAGACGCCGTAGTAAGCGGAGGCTTAATCGCAACACTCCTCAGTTTTGGGACTACGCTCTTAGCTATCGCGGTCTTAGCGGCCCCTGTAGTTGTGGTTCTCGGTGCTCTCGCTGCAGGATTCGCAATAGCATGGGAAACGTCGGCGACACTGCGCGATACTCTTGGTGAGGTTGGAGCGGCCTTCGGAACGTTCGGCAAAGAAATGGAAGACGGCCTAAGCCTTATAATGAGTGGCAACTATAAGGCCGGCTTTGCAGACTTCCAGCAAGCATTTACAGACTTGTGGAGCCAGCTTGTAACGATCGACTGGACTGATATCGGGACTCAGATTGATACCGAGATTCAACAAGGGGTTGCCGACCATAAATCTGACATCCTCAATGCCTTTAGCGGATTTGAAGCTGATGCGATAAAGTTCTTCCAGGGAGTCGATTGGACTAGCGTAGGAACCGTTGTCGGGCAAGGCATTGGTAGTGCTATCGCTATTGGTCTTACCGGCGCTACTACTGGCCTTTCTGCAGCCCTGAATGCGACAAATCCGACCGAAGCTGGAAAGTCCACCGCACAGCAGAGCGCGGAAGTGACCGGAACTGGTCCGAATTACGCGCCAGATCAGGAAACCGGCCTTACAAATCTGGAATCCGTTGGGGAAAAAGCAGCCGACTCGTTCACGACTGGTTTCGAGACTGGTCTGACCACGAGCTTGGGAAAAGTCCCCTGGGGTGACCTCATCTGGGGCGCTATGACTACCAACCTCGCTGGAGGTGGTGGAACCGGCAGTCACATGAAGATCGACCTGAATCCTGAAGACTGGTTCACTATCTCGCCGCTCGGTCTGTCTGAAGACGACGCCCTTAACAAACTCGGTATGCCGTGGCTCGGAACGACCTATTGGGTGAACTATGATTGGGGCGGTCTCGGAAACGCAATTAAGGTGGGCATCGAGACAGCGTTCGGCATAGCGCTAGGCGGCCTAATGCAAACTCTTCAGCCTTACCTATCACCACTCGATGTTATCAAAACAGATATTATGGATATCGTAGATATCCCCTCGCACGCTATCAGTCTAGTCCTTGATATCGGAGGGACTGCGTGGGATATCGTCATGGACGTGTGGAATTTCCTACAGTTCGTGATAGCGCATTTCAGCACTCACGATATCACGCTTAACATAAGTATCCCAGGTTACGCGTTAGCCGAGAAGCTTTTCGGCGATTTGGAATACATCGTCGCTCACTCGAGTATCGTAACAACATTAAAAACAGAAGCAGATGACCTCATTAGTGCGTGGGACAAGATCGGCATCCACACCGGAATAGGGCCGTTCGAGATTCCACAGGTCGGCGTGGACATTCCAAAATGGGACGTGGGTAGCGTCGGTGTTGATATACCAAAATGGGACGTCGGCGCTGTTGGTATAAACGTCCCACAATTCCAAGTGCCGTCTGTAGGCCTGGCAGTTCCGCAAGAAACAATTCCGGCAATAAATATCACTCTCCCATCAGTGGATATCAATAATCCACTTACAGGTGCGAAATTATACACTTTGGGCGGCGAGAGCCTTAACGCAGGCCCGTGGACATTCGGAGGCCAATCGTTTAGTGCAGGACCGTGGGGTTTAGGTGGCCAGAACTGGTCAGCTGGACCTTGGGGTTTGGGCGGTCAGAGTTGGTCTGCAGGTCCGTGGGACTTAGGCGGTCAGAGTTGGTCTGCAGGTCCGTGGGATATCAAGAGGGTGGGCATTGATTGGGATGCTCCACAAATTCCGGAATTAGGAGCCGGCGCTCTTGTATCACCAAAGTCCGGCGGCGTTCCAGTTATTCTAGCTGAGGAGGGCAAGCCGGAAGTTGTCGTTCCGTGGGACTTGGTAGGAGCTCCGTGGGATTATGTGCTCGAGAATATCCCACGACTAGCCGGAGGCGGTATCGTCGGGCCTACACGCACTATGCCTGACTTTTCATCGGCAATCGCTAACAATATTGCGGATGCTCTCAAGAATATGCGAGGGTCGCCGACATACCAGATAAGCATCGTCACGGATTCTGAAAGCATAAAGCGCGATGTTATGGGCGCAGTTCAACAGCTTGAACAATACCATCACTTAGTAGGATAAGAACATGACCGAAACTTGGATTCTCAAAACGTCAGATGGCGAGGTTTACAATCTTCAGGTAGCGCCGACCGATGATCCGACGTGTTACGATGGTATCTACAATCTTATGGAAGGCGTTACAGGTCATCACGGCATGCCGGTCACGCTTACCTCAGACACCGTTCCGAACATCGCCGGTGCCGAACTGAGACAAGTGCAGTATGGCATCCGGACGGTTTATCTACCGCTCTTTATCCGAGGCAACTCAGCGGCAGAGTTTCATCACAACTTTGCAAAACTGCGACAGTCACTTGATCCGAATCAGGACACTCAACTTTGGGTGACGAACGAAGAAGGCGAGACTCGCGTTCTTTACTGCCGATATAGCAAGGGTTTCGATAATGCAACGGATGACTCCGCCTCGAAAGGATTGAGTTGGACATTTCTGCCGTTATATATGGACGCACTTGATCCTTTTTGGTACGATCCTCCTGGCGCTGAGATATCAAACAACTACTCGAGCGACCCGTGGAGCACTGACTTCCTTACATTCACCGTTCCGGTCGGCATCGCGGCTGACGGGATGACCGGCGACACGACACTCACACTCGACAGCACCGACAACCTTGTGGCCGGCATGCCTCTTGAACTTCACGCGGGGCAGACCATCGTATCCGACACGCCATATATCACGGAGAGTCTGGAAGAGGAAAAAGTAGGCGATAGCATGCAATACGAGTCTTCAGTGTCGGTATCCACTGAAACCTCGACTGTGCAGGTCAATCAGGCTTACCACGTATCCGGAACTGTGGTGTCCCAGAATCAAAACCTTTCAAGTTCAGTAGTCACGATCACCGAGACAGACCCGAATGGCGTTACGACGACGCATACTGCTGTCACCAACAATTCAGGTAACTATGTTCAAACAATAGTTAGTGATATCAACGGCGTTTACACGTATCAGGTCAACTACAACGGCGATGCAACGCATTTGCCTTCGACAGCAGTGACGTCGATTACAGTCGGAACCGTTGTAGCAACCACACTCACACTCACATCATCGAATGCTAACCCTGCGCCAGGCGCGTCATTTAATTTAACCGGAACACTGGCCACCACTGGCGGGGGCGTAGCGAGTCAACCGATTAACATTTATAAAAAGACCGCGACGGCCAATGTACTCGTAGGAAGCGCTCACACTAATTCGAGTGGTGTGTATTCGTTTCCTCGCAAAGAAACTACATCCGGTTATTGTCACTACTCAGCAACGTATGCCGGCGATGCAATCTCAACCACATCGGCTAAACAAGACCCGGGCATAATGGGTTGGCTTGAATGGCTATTTGAAAAGATATTTGGGCTGCTGGAAGGGCTCTTTAAGGCCGGGCGTTACTCCGCTTCTAATGCATCGCTGGTTCTCAAGATAGGCAGTCCCACTTATTCGATTGAATATCAGGCCGCGCTACCTCCGAGCATGATAAACGATGGAGAGATTCAGTACTTTGCCGCTCACGGTTTCAATGGCATAATCTGCATTGCAGAGAAGATTGGCGATCCGTATTCGATTGAGAAAGGAGTTATAACTGGCCAGGGCTTGTGGGCCGCTATTGATATCTCAGTCGTGACGAACAGCGCCGCAAGCATCCAGACTGGCGCAATCGCAACGTGGCTCGCATCACTCTATGCTGCAGGATGGCGCACCTTTGCTGGTTTCAATACAACCGGCAGAAGCGGCGATCCGGCATATATCGCTTCTCTTGGTGCAGGTGCGAGATACATAAACTACAGTTCAACGCCGCGAAAAGGAACTACGACAAACCCTGACATTGACGGGACAGGCGTTTACCAGAACACCTTCCAGTTTTGTAACCCGAACGCGATTCCATCTATCGAAGCATGGACACAGGCCGCATTTATCGCGAGCCCTAGCGTCAAGAGCGGTTTAATGGCACAAGTGCTTCCGAACGATGCAAACGGCATTAACCAGATACTCGCCAATGCAGTAAAGGATGATTGTCCGGATTACACGTGCATCCTCGATTGGAGCGAAGGTAATGCTACAGGAATGACGCACTTCTGTATCTGGTTCCAACCAAAATACAACGCGGTTACAGCTCGTGACATAGAGAACGAACAGGTCGTTCTTTACAAGTCCCTCGGCTTCGAGCAGATCGTTACGGAGATGAAGAAATATTATCCCGCCACCGTCTCTACGTGGTCGCCCCCTACATTGAAGGCCACTGAGTTGACAGTCACGCACGTCGATGGGGTGGAACTGGTAACGTTCTCTGGCCAGCTCACGACAATTACCGACGGTGCGGCACTTGTGGGGAAGACGATCACCCTGCAGGAACTCCCACAGTCAAGTATATCGGGAGCCACGACCTTCGCAACTGCGTCTACTTCATCAAAGAATATCACCGTAGCGACTGGAACTGGGGCTACATTTGTCTCCGGACATGCACAGGCGGTTACAATATCTGATGCGAACAATACAGAAACCAACTCAATTACTTCAATCTCAGGCGACGTGATAACGTTAACAAACTACCCCTCACATACCTACACAAATGGGACTATTACTGCGGTGAGCTACCCATCTGGGCAACCAACGATAGGTGTAACGTGCGCCGCATCATTCGTAGCGGGGGATGTGGTGACTGTTTCGGATAATACTCCGTATTCTGAGAGTAGGACTGTATCAACGGTTAATTACACGGTTAACACCATCACGTTCACGACTAACTTAACTAATACCTACACCATAGCAAAATCGGCTAGTGTATTAGGCACGTGGACTGACCGCGCAGCCACAGCTACGACAGATGCTAATGGAAAGTATTCAATTCCATACGATCCCACGCCAGCTGGAAAACACGTATTCCGGCTAAAGTATGCAGGTGACGGCACGCACATGGCAGTTTACGCGCCCACATTAGGGATAACGATCTACGCCGATGTGCTGCTTAATGACGAATCGGTCATGCAGCTTACTTCTATTGTCAGCGTTGACAGTCCTACCGTAATAACCATCGCCGATGCACTTACGAATGATTACCTTGTTTCAGCCGATGCTTACGCTGTAGAGATAGACCCGAATGACTGCTTCCTGACTAACACAACGAGTCTCGATGAGGCTCTGACTGCTGATGCGGTTCAGGGGGCATATACTGTAAAGTTAACTGACACTACCGGCTGCATTGCAGGGCATCCCGTGACACTTCTCAACAATCCAGCGTCCCCCCGGCTGCCTGGCACGACCGTCACTGAAACAAATGTCATAGCTTCAGTTGATAGTCAGACACAACTCACCCTTGTAAATGCATTAGCCAACACCTACGCCGTCACGGATAATGCCGAGATAGTAGATACGTTTGCCATCGTGCCACGTGCTCTAAATCCTGACTGCGAACTTGTTATCTTCTGGATGCGAGGTTGCCCACCGTGTTATACAGCCAAGAAACAACTCTTAGCGATCAAGGCTGCGATGAACCCAACTGACGATCCGACCGGCCTACAGGTCACATTTGTCGAGATTCAGGATCACGTAGGACAGGTAGACGAATTGGGCAACCTGAACGTTGGGATGGATCAGGCAGCTATCTTGTACCCTGACGCCTACAACTTCGCAGCAAATTGTGGCCCCCCGCCACCGGCGTCGTATGGAGTTATCAATAGTGAAAAGGGCATGATGCCGGCAGTTATCTCCGTTTATCGGAGTGGATTATGGATTAAGTCGTGGTGTGGTGTGCATACCACCGGAGTTGACCCCATCGCAAGCGACGTGATCGAGGATACATGCGGTCCCGCAACCGCGTGGCGACTTGGCACGAGCTCAATCGGCTTTCAGGTCGTTATTCCGAGCGGTGGCGAGGCGATCTCGTATCCAGTCTGGACTATCACAGGGCCAGGACAGACACCTACATTCACAAACGTTACCACGGGAGATGTATTTCAACTGAATCACGAGCTAGTCGCAGGTGAGACGGTCATTGTAGATGCGACTGAGGAAAGTCATACGGTCGGCAGCACTGCATCAGCGGACTTCGTTGGAAGTGGCTATATGAAAACAGAAACCTGTCCCACTTGTCACGGTACTGGTGTCGTAGCAGCGTGTGCGACTTGTGGCGGCCAGGAAATTTGCCCTACCTGCCACGGCACCGGCATTATCAGCGTATGGGTAGCATCCTCAACGGGTTCAACGAACGATGTCGGCAGCATGTATAACCTCCGTTTCCAGATGGACCCGAATGGCAATACGTTCTGGGGATTCGCGCCTACGGCTACCGTCATTCAGGTCGAAATGGGACTCGTGCAATACGGAAGTAGCATTATCAATATGCAATTAGTGAAGCGTTACGCAGGAATTTAAATGCCAGGAAGCCCATTAATAGAAGCAGAGCACAAGATAATATTGCGCGATGAAACCACGTTTGAGGACATCGGTGAGGTTACACGCTTCACGCAATGGCAACATACGCTGAAGCTCAACGATGTTTCGTCGTGGCAGCTCGATATGCGAACGCAGGACTTCAACAGTTATGATATAGATGTTACTACGGGGATACAACTCTGGCGTGACGACGTGCTGCTTATTGATGGGCCTATATCACCAAAAGGGATCAAGCAAACACTTTCAGCCGGAGTCGAAACCACGACGATAATTGGCGGTTGCGATAACCAGTACCTCACGTCGAGAATCTGCTATCCAGTAGTGACCGGGCCGCTATTCGACGTCACGACGCAGAACTGGAAATTCGGAGTGCTACGTTCGGCAGTCGGGATATCCTGCAATATCACGAAAGGCGACCTTGGCGGTCAAGAATATGACATTCCATTAGTGGTAGATGACTCTGAGAGCTTTGAGGGTGGCAATACCGTTACGTGGGTGCAGGCAAACGGAACCGCGATCTCTAATTGGAACCAACTCGTAGGAACGACAGGCAACCCTCCGATAGCGGCTGCATACGGTTCAGGGCCCATAACAATCTCGGGTGTTGACCTGAGCACGAACACGATTACCTTAGCCGTTCACCAGCAATATCCTGCAGTCCTATCGCCTGCTATTCCTACAGGTGGCAAGCTCTACCAGACAAGCGGGGGCATAGTCGATGATCCCGCGTATCTTGGTTACGATACACGAACTGGCCCAGGTGACAATGTAGCAAAAGAGCTTGTCTATTTCAATGCTGGCGTAGGCGCGTGCTCCGATCACTTTGGCACACGAGCAATCCCACACCTAGTAGTTGCCCATCCTCTCTCGCAGGGCGCAGTCGTTACATCTAATGCACGTGGCGAAAGCCTTCTCACGCAGGTTCAGAATGTTTGCCTAAGTGGAAACGTTAACTTCAAAACTACTCAACAAGGGTATGATCTTGTCTTTGAGACATACGTGGGCAATGACCTCTCACAGGATGGCAACCTGGTATTCAGCCTTGCGAGTGGCAACCTAAGTGATTATCAATACAATTATGGTAGCCCAACCGCAAACATGGTATGGGGGTGCGGCCCTGAAACTGGCGTTGATAAGCTGATGCTACCGAGCGGCGACATTCAATCTATCAATGACTACGGACGATGGGAAACGTGGATAAGCTCTGCTACTGCAAAAGCCGGAGATAGCGCTGCTCTGATAGCCGCGAATATGGTTCAAACTAATAATGCGGCTTTAGCACAGTCAATCGTAAACACGCAGCTAACATTGACTATTCAGGAGACAGATCAGGTCAGGTATCCTCGAGACTTTGGCCTCGGCGATAAGGTCTGTGTGATGATCGGCGATCAGCCAGTCTACGAGATCGTGACTGCATTTCAGTATTCAATTCCCACTTCGGCTACGGGGGCCGGAGCTGGAACCGCACTCGCGGCGGCGCTCTCTAAACAAGAAACGCAAGCGATGAAGATAGCAAAGAGCCAACAAGCGCAACTCAGAACGATGGATTTCGCGTAGGAGAGTTATGTTAAACGCAAGCGATACGGATTATAAAACTGCCGTGGCACAGAACCTAATCGACCACAGTGCAAATCTTAGTGCCATCAATGCCACATTGAATAACACGGCAGCGGTGAATGGTTCAAGTGGGGTTCTTGAGACACAAGCCAACCAACAGAACCAGATTGACGCACTGCCGGGAACTTCGCCAGGGGCGTGCGGCAACGGAACCGGGACTTTTTGGCTTTTTTACACTGGAACGGATAATGTAATACGCATGACAAAGAACGTTAACGGCACAGGATGGACATCAGTAGCAAGCATGGGAATAGCCGCATCTAGCGGCCCAACCGTTATCTACGACGCTAATGCATCACCCGACGTCATTCGGATATTTGCGCGAGATATGGACGGAGCAGTAGGTTGGATGTGGTATCCAGCATCCGGCACCGGCGCGTGGGGAAGGTGGACAGTTATTATCGGTGGGGTACTATAAATGGGAAAACGCTTTTGCGCGCACTTTGGTTCGTTAGATAACCTCAGTTGGTTGGCATCAGTAGGATTTGCGGAAGCCGGGTTAGTCTGGGACTGGGATGGTAGTACTACGGCTGCTGGTACTGCAAGTGCCATACACAACGCAGGAATCCCTACAGCCACATTCAATGCGTTCAATGATGGCAGCGCAGCGGTGTGTCAACCAGGCGCTGCCGGTGGTCCGTATGCAGGATACTTCCAAGCTCTTGCGAGCGCCGGTTGGAACTGTATTGCAGGTGAGGGTTGCGGCGGCTCTGTAGTTTCCACCGTTCAGAACTATTGCACGTATGTTAATTACGGCGGCATTGTTGGAGATAGTCAAGGAGATATGTACGCCGACCCGTGGGATCATCCGACAGGTGGCGGAAAAGGCCATTGGGATTACATCGAATCTTACGACAACAGCGACAATTACGTTGACCCGAGCCAATCAATCGGCTGGTCCAGATCAGCTGGCGCGGGACACCTCGGAATCCTTATCGGTAACTGGATGCAAGGCGTCGGCGCTCAGACGTATATAAACGTCGTTGATTCGACTGGATGCGACACGATTTGTTTTTGGGGGGGTTATAGTGCTTCATCATCGAGTATTGTGTCACTAGCGCAACAGTTAATCAGTCATTACGGAGCAACAAAAACAGGGGCAACTGGTGGAACTGCTGGGGCTACAGCAACAGCGGCGGCAACAACAGCGGCAACGAAAGCAGTCATTCAGTGTCCCTGCAAGCACATTTCGATTGCATTCGTGGGATCATCAGCTAGTGACGTTTCACAGCACATTGAATTTAAAGTGCAAATCACTGGTCGCGCCGGATGGGTGGATAATAACGAGAACTGGATACACGGTAAACCATATACAGGCCAGCTTGAAATTTGGACGAGCAATGCAAAAAAAACGTGGTCGCTTGGAAAGATTTGGCCGGACAAGAACGGTGATTTCGCATTCTCGGTCGGAAGCGACACGGCTGAGAAAAGAAGTTATAGCGTCTGCTTCGTATGAGGTAATTGAAAATGGCACAAGCTTGTACACCTACGATAATAACCTTGTCAGGATGTCCTCATTGCGCGAACTTAGAATCAATGCTCAATAACGCCCAAATCAAATACACTGTTGATATGTCCCAGGCCTGCCAGTGCTATCCCTGCGCGGTGCTTTGCGACGGCTCGCACGTCACGAGTTGCGGCGGCAATGCTGAGAACGATGTCTTCGCAGCGATCCAGAAGTCGATTGCGGCAACGACAACAAAGACGTCAACAACTGCCCCCCTAAGTACTACTACTACAACCCCCGCCAGCGCCGCCAGCGTCACAACTACTCCGGCTTGGAGGACTACCAAATGGTCTAATGCACTGTCAGTCGATTGGGGTGCAAAGAACCCACTGCCTACAATCGCGCAGACTGCAGCAGGGTACGAACCGCCTGACGTCTCGCTCACGCCGGTATTGCCAGTACCCGTTCCGCAAGCAGCAGGACTCACAGTCGCATTAAGGGATCATAAGAAGATGCCGATAGCCAGAAAAGTTGCGTAACAGGAGAAAACACAAATGGTCGAAACTTCGTATCCGTTCAGAAAGCCAGGAGATACTAACCCTTTCGGTGCCACATTGACCGAGAACCAATGGGCTCAATTCAGCCGATACTTGATAGGAACCGGCGTTATGTCGGTAAGCTTCAACGATAACCTGGGGGAGTTGGAAGTAACTGCAGGCACGCTGCCATTGACAGTGGATATCGACACGGGTGCAGCGGCCATCCAGGGGCATTATTATCAAAATAATGCGACGAACACGCTTACGCTTAACGCGAACCTGGCGTCCGGCATTCGCGCTGACCTAATAGCGCTCGAATGCAAGTGGGGATTAAACGCAGGGATCACCGCGATAGTAGTACAAGGAACTAACGGTCTACAGTATCCATCAACTGACCCGCGATCCGGCAACCCAATGCCGCCGCAACCAGTTCAAACAGAGGGCGTCAGATGGCAACTCCCCCTCGCTCAGGTCAATATGGTTAACGGACATACGACGATTGTGGACACGGATATCGTTGACCTACGAAACTTCGTCGGCGTACAGGCGACGCAAAGCAACTCGGTAGTCGTGGCGATGCCTAATGCTCGTTCCACTATGAAGCAAAATGCCGACTTTCAGATTCCCGCATCTGCAGGATTTATAGATGCAGACGAGATCATAAACGAAGCCTTTTCAGTACTACCGGCATGTGGTGGAACGGTCATGCTCAGTGAGGGCGACTGCATCATCTCGGACAGTATCAGTCCAGTGATGGGTGCGAACCTCATCGGCTGCGGATCACAAACCACGATCACCTTGTCGGGCCTCGCTCCAGCAGGAACTCCGATGATAGTAGCTGGTTATGCGGGTGCGACGATCCGCGACATGGCACTCTTTGGTGGTGGTAGTACGTCAAGTATCTACACCACAACGCCGGTCACTACCGGACTTGGCAATCAAGGCGTTCTTGTCACGACTGGTAGCGTGCAACTCCTCAACTTAACCATCACCGGGGCGCAGGATTACGGCATTGACGTGACAAGTGGCGCAACGAGCAAGGTAGTAATCAAGGACTGCACAATAACCTACGCATACGGCGACGGTATCTATTATCAGGGCGCTCTCGGAATCGTTGCTGACAACAAGATATCATACTGTGGCGACTGCGGGATACACCTTGCTGCGACAGCCACAGGTGGTGCTCAAGCCAACAAGTTTTCAGGAAACCTCGTAACGTATTGCGGGTTGCACGGTATAATTGTTGACGGGACTGCAGCAGGTGCCATTGTAGGATGGTATAACATGATCAGTAACAACGAGATCGGACAATGCGGAATGGCTGCCACTGGTTCTCCGTCGTGTATAAACTTGATGGGTGCAGGTATCAGATCTACGTCTTTAATTGGAAACTATGGGTGGACTGCTAACGCGCCATACACGAAATATGGAATCGGCATTTCAAGTAACGCAGTGCAAGACACGCGAGCGGTTGGTAACGATATGTATGACGCATCCGGAGGAACCGGCTCAAAGGACATTATCCTAAACGGGGCCACTCTTAGCGGCCTTTCGCTAAACCTTTACAACTCGTATCAAGCGTAAACGATGGTTTAGGAGGCGTTATAAAATCCCTCGCGGTGTTTATGTTCATAAAAAGGGTATTCGCCATCCTCACGCAGGCAGTCACGCAGCTAGACCCGGTGCTCGAGGAGTACGACCGAAGGCGCACCACCCCCATAAAAGTTATGTACATCGCCGTGGATATCATATTAAACGAATTGCGCCATATAGAACCGGAATTAAGCATAAAGCTTACGTCCACAAGCGCGGATATAAGATCAAAAGGGTCATGCCGTATAGACGCGGATATCACTTAAAACATAAGAGAATTGGCAGGTAAAGGAGGTGAAAA